GTGCCGTGGACTGACGGCTCCAACTTCCACCCCGAGGATCTGAACACAGCAGACCTGCAGACCCTGTACCTGGTGCAGGAGCTTGTTGATCGCAGCAGGTGGGCGGCGCTGGCCGAGTCGGCCGACAACGCGAACACTGCCACCTACGCGAACACCGCAGGCCTGGCCGAGCTCGCCGCCGCAGCGGTGCGCCTGCAGACACCACGGCTGATCAACGGCGTGCCTTTCGACGGGACGGCCAACATCAACATCGAGAAGGGCCTGGTTTCCGTCACCGACTTTGGCGCCGGCACGACAGCTGACGACACTGCCGCGTTTGTCGCTGCGTCACAAGCAGATGGCAACCCGGCGATTCTTGTCCCTGCAGGGACCTACGCCTTCCCCACGACACCAGCGCTTGCGGCCGACAGCGTGTTTGTGTTCGACCGCAACGCGACGATCACCGGGGCAGGCAAATGGCCCACGTCGGCCAAAAGGATCCATCTGGGTAACGCAAAATCGTGGGTCTCGACAATTGCGGGCGGGATCTACACCTATCTCGATTTCAACCCGGTTCTGAACATCCGGCCGTCGATTACATCGGTTGGCATTTCCTGCGCACAACAAACGTCAGAGATCACATACGGTTTTGGCACCGGCAGCGGGGCATTGTCGTTTTCCAGCTTCATCCACAACAACAACCCAACAGCTGACACCACCGCCTGGCCCTTCTATTCCACAGTGCTGCACGATACCCCGCTGGGGATTTCGCACTGCATGGAGGTGGACATCTTCAACAGAAGCGCCGTAGTTGAAGTGACACCCCACCGCATTGCAAAGGCGGGGATGACAAATGGCCTGTGGATTGGGGCAGGCGGCGAGTACACCCAGCAGCCAACGGTCCAGCCCGAAGCCGGCATCGCGTCGGTAGCCATCGCTATTGTCAGGAACGATTCGCGCCCCGTCAAGGCCGCCTGTTGGGACAAGGGGATCCTGTTCCACAGCACTGCAATACGAGGTGTTGACGGCTTTGAGGGCACCGGCGGGAACGGTTGCGCGATTGGCTTTGCGAATCGCCATTTTATGAAATGGTTTCGCAATACCGATGATGCGGTTATTGGTGAGATTGGCTCTACATCAAATGGCGTTCAGCCTACGCGGGTCACATTTACCGACATCGGGTTTCTAATTTCGTCGATTACCAACAACAACATAGCGCTTCAAGTTGAGAACCCCGCCAATGCCACAACCGGCATTCAGATCGCCCCCAACGCCAATGCCGGATCCGCTCCGCTGATCTTGGCGCGAGGTGCTGCGGCCAACATTGATCTGATGCTCTCTGGCAAGGGCACCGGAGGCCTCGGCTTCAACGGCGGCACCAGGCTGAAATGGATCAACCCAGGCGACGGCCAGCTGCTGGCGGAAGTCATTCATTCCGGCGTTGGCGATATGCGGCCTCAGCTCAACCTGTCAAATGGCTTCGGTTTTCTGGCTGGCTCGGCAGTCAATGGCAACGTTTCCCTGCAGGTCGAAATACCCTCTGACGCTACGACGGGGGTTCAGATCATCCCCAACGCCAATGGCGGCCCCTCACCACTGATTCAAGCTAGAGGGAACGCCACAAACATCGACCTGTTTCTTGCTGCCAAGGGAACTGGAGTTATCGGCTTTGGCGATGGCGCCTACATGAGGTGGCACAAGGCGTCAGACAACAGCGCTCTGGCGGAAATCGGCCAGACATCCACAGGCGCCATGAGGGCCAGACTGTCATTCACCGACTCGGGACTGCTTGTCAACTCGCTCGTCAACAACAACACAGCCTTCCAGGTCGAAATACCCTCTGACGCTACGACGGGGGTTCGGATCATCCCCAACGCCAATGGCGGACCCTCCCCACTGATTCAAGCTAGAGGCAGCGCCGCAAACATCGACTTGTTTCTCGCTGCCAAGGGAACTGGAGTTATCGGCTTTGGCGATGGCGCACACCTGAGATGGCACAAGGCGTCAGACAACAGCGCTCTGGCGGAAATCGGCCAGACAGCCACAGGCGCCATGAGGACCAAGCTGTCATTCACCGACTCGGGACTGCTTGTCAGCTCGCTCGTCAACAACAACACAGCCTTCCAGATCGAAAGCCCTTCTACCGCAACAACCGGAGTTCAGATCGCGCCGAACGCCAACGGCGGCGTGACACCTCTCATCCTTGCCAGGGGAGACGCCACCAATGTTGATTTGTGGCTTGCGCCAAAAGGGGCCGGCCATCTCAGGTTTGGCGCTGTCACGGCAACCCCGGTAACCAATAACGGGTACATCACGATCCGGGACAATGCTGGTAATCTTGTAAAGCTAATGACCGCCGCCTAAACATGGACGCAAACAGGGAAATCTCATCCGTTATTGGAGACCTGGGGCTGCAGGTTGCATTCCTCCAGGCCAACGCACGGATACTGCGGGAGGAGAACGCCGGGCTAAGGCAGCAGCTTGAAGCGCTGCAGCCGGCCGCGCCGGAGTTGCCTGGCAATAGCAGCGGCGACACGGGGAGCCGGTGAATGGCACGCCACTCCACCACCGCTACTGAGCCACTGGGGCTGCTGGCCCTCTATGAGGTCACGCCATTGCAGCGCCAGACGATCATGGCCGCGGCCTCCAGGCCGGTCAGCCATAGAGCCTGGTTCGTTGAGCAGTTCACGCGCAACCGCCCGGCGCCGCTGGCAGGCTGCTCTACACCCGTGCAGAATGGAGCCGTAGCGCTGCCGCAGGCTGATGGCAACTGAACCTTTCGGGCTTGCCGTTCGCGGCCTGGGGATCCCCGAGCACGACCGGGTTGAGGGCAATGCCAACGGCACGGTGTTCACCTTCAAGGCGGGCGGCGTCAGTGGCACCGTGGTCTGCACGCTGACGATCACCTATCACGCCAACGGCAACGTGGCCACCGTGCAAAAGAGCTGAGCCATGCCATACAAGTTCAACCCATTCACCGGCACCCTGGATGTGGCCGGCGGCGATGCAACCACTTCCCTCCTGAACCTGAAAGGGACGGTTGCCAACGAGGCAGCGCTGCCGAGCAGCGGCAACACGATTGGCGATGTCTGGCAGGCCGAGGACACCGGCGAGTTTTTCGTCTGGGATGGGACTGGCTGGGATGGGCTTGGAGACTTTGGCGCCAGCACCGATAGCTTTGCTACGACCGACTCCCTTTACGAAGGAAGCTACCTCTATGCAATGACCGATCCCCAGGATCGCATTGGCTTCGCTATCAAGCCAGATGGCACTTTTGTCGTTGGCAAGGCTATTGAAACGAACATCACTGGTACCGCTGCAAGCGCGAACACGGCCTCTCGTGTTGACTTTACAGGTGGTGACACACAATCAGCAGAGCAGCTTTACGCCGAGACGATGGAATGGGCTGTCGTAGATAGCGACAACCGCATTGCGCTTGGCATCAAAAAGTCGGGAGCGCTCGTCATTCCGTTAGTGCAGCCTTATGTGACCTTTGGCCAGGCTCATGGCATATCTGGTCTTTACTCTGTTGTCGTAGACGGGTCTGGAAGAGCGCAAATCCAGCTGGGGGGCAACAATGCGGTCGTCACGCTGACAGCCGAAGGAAATAATTGGGCGCCGGTAGTCACTGCAGAAACACCCCAGAGAATCGCTTTTCAATCCGATCGAGTGGATGGCGTTCGCTACTGGGCGATGAACTCCGACGGCACTCGACAAGCTCGCGCAATCCCAGACAAGAACGACATTACGTTCTGGGGTGACTCGATGACGCAAAGGCTGCAAGGCTATGGGCACCTTCCAGGGCTTCTGCCTGGTCGCACCATCACTTACAACGCACTCGGTGGAACATCGGTAGAGCACATCATCGCAAGGCAGGGCGGCGAAAACGCCACCTGTACGATTCCCTCGGGCAGCGTCCCAGCCAGTGGGTCGGTGGCACTGCAGAACGTCTGGCCCAGTCTCGGCTATCACGCCGGAACGCTGACCGTTAATGCCACGTACTCTTACCTCGTCACCATTGCGGGAGTGCAAGGCACACTGACGAGCACAACAAACTCCAATAGCCAAGCGGACTACACGTTCACCAGGTCAAGCTCAGGAGCAGCTGTCTCGGTTACAGGCCCAGTCGAGATTGTTGTTCTGTCGAACATAACGCAAGGCAGCTTTGGATTTAGCAAAAGCAATACGGCTGTATTTTGGATTGGAACTAATCCGATAAGCAGGCTGCCTTCTAGCAGCTATGACCCCGGAACTGGTAATGGTATCTACTTTAAGTCTCCGGCTACCACATACGACCCATCAAGCAGCAGCGCTGTCCAAGCAAGAACCGAAGCTCTTACTCAAGCTCTGATCAACAGAGTCGAGAACCTCGATCGGCATGTGCTGATTGTCGGCGGCTTTGCTGGAGAAGGGCAAGTCTGGTCGTCGATCACTGAAAAGGCAGCGATGGACGCAGCGTTCAGTACATTCTCAAAGCACTGGTACGACCTGCGTGCCGACTTCATCAGCACTTGCAAGACTTGGCTCCAGACCAACCACCCAGCGGTCTATGCCAACTGGGCCGCCACCGATGACGCTCATGTGGCAAATGGCGCAAGTCCTCCGATCCTTCGGGAAGACGGGATTCACCTCAACACCTACGGCTCCCAGCTGGCGTCACAGCTGATCGCTAGTAGGCTGTCCTCAAAACAATGGTAACTCAATGACTCTCATTACCCGACTTGCGTCATCCTTTACAGACATCACGATTCCTAAGTTGGTGAAAGATCCTGTTATCCCCAGCGCTGGCGCTCAGCTACTGGTTGACATGAAGTCCGTTGGCACCTGGCCCTCGCAAGGCTCGTCACTTACGACCGGCAGTCAGCTGTTCAGCCTCGTGGACAACAACTGGCCGGCGCTCGGCGTGCTCGGCAATCACACCTACAACGCTACGCGTGGTGGCTTGCAGTCCAGTGGCTCAGGAGACAGCGCCTCTGGACTGTGGCTGTCTAATACGTCTGTTGGCATTTTTGACAACGATACCCACGCTTGGGCATTTACTTTTTGGTTCTACCGCGGGGCTGCAACGAGCGGGTCGTTTATGCTTTCGCGCGATCGCGCTTTTGAGTTAACATCTAACGGCTCAGGTGGTCCTTGCACGCTTAGCATCTTTGGAGCAAGCGGCACCGCTAATAACGCTTTCTTGGTCGGGGCGAACTACAGCGTTCTTCGCAGGATCGGCTTTACCGTCTACCAAGACAGCAGCAACGTATGGAAATACCGCACCGTTGAGAACAACACTATTTCCGCCGAAAGCAACCTATCCGGCGCAACCAACACGGCTGGAGGAGCTGGGCTGAGGGCTTCGGCTTCTGGCACCACTCGTCCTCGCGTGTTTCCCGTGCCTTCCGGATATGCCCCAGTCCCCACAGACTATCTGTTCTACCGCACCTACGCAGAGAACCTCACGCTGAGCGAACGCACCTACCAGCAAGTGTTTGATGCTGACTGGGCACGCGGCAATGGAAGGTACAGCTAATAACCACCCTCCCGCTCTTACTCGCCACCCTAATCAACACGTTCGGAGCTGCTATCCCATGACCTGGACTGATGTTGCGATGATGGCCGCAATGATGCTCCCGGCTAGCGTTGCCGTTGCGGTGCTACTGGTGGCGCTGCTACGAATTGGATGGGAGTGATGGCGTACCTAATCCGCTTCACCGTGGCCGTTGCACTGGTGGCGAGCCTGCTGGTCTGGCTGCTGAATGCCGTGCCCCTACCGGTGGCGCTGTGCGTCGCAATCGTCTGCGCCTGGGTGGTGTTTGACCTGGTGCAGCCTTTCTAGCCTGAGCCCATGGCAGCCCACCATACGCCGCGTCAATGGGCCCGGCTTTGCTTGTCTGGGCCCTGTTGGCTACTCTGCAGCCATGCAGCGCAGTGCCAGTGGACCCGGGATCAGCCATAGCCCTTGGCGGGCTCGGACTGGCGGCCGTTGGAGGCCTTTGGAGCGGGGTCAAGGGGCTGTGGGCGATCGCCAAAAGCCTGGGCGCCCATGACGCTCGCATTGCCACCATCCTGGCGAACATGCAGCAAATGCTCGGTGATCACGAGGACCGCATCCGCAGACTGGAGCACGACCCATGACCATCGAGCAGGAAGCGCTGCTGGGCTTCGCGCTGTTCGCCATCAGCGAGCTGATCGGCATGAGCAAGCTCAAGGACAACTCGCTGATCCAGCTGCTGCTGCACATGGCCAGCGAGCTGTTCCCGTATGAGCTCCAGCGCCGGGAACCAGCAGGCCGCCACAACCGCCCCAGGCGCCGCGACAGCCGCGGCCGATTCACCGGCGACAGCAACAGCCGTGACTGACGACACCCGCATCGTTGCAGACATCGTGGTGGGCGGCCTGCTGGGCCGCTGGCTGGGTGCTGCGCTGCAGCTGATCGCCCTCAAGGCTTTCATCGAGCCGGCCGCAGTGTGGGCCGGCCGCTCGCCTTACCGCTGGCTGGACCGCATGCTGGGCGGCGTGCTGCCGGGTGGGCCGGGTGGCCATTCAGCGCTCCTGAAACACCCCGATGTAGACGGTCCCCTTGCGGACCAGGGGCAGCACCTTGTCCCGCAGGTCGATGTTGTGGATGCGCACGCATCCCAGGGTGGGATGTAGGACCTGCCTTGGCGCCCAGGCGCCCGGCCAGCCGCAGGCAGTCCCGCCGCCGTGCAGCATGATGCCGCTCCGGCCGTTGCTGGACTCCTGCCCTTCCAGGTCCTCCATGTCGAAGGAGTACCACCCGTAGGACTCGGCCGTGTCCGACTGCGGCGGCTTGGGGTTCTGCTCGTAATCGGCGTAGACCTTGCCGATCTTGTAGAGGCCCGGCGGGGTGTCCGTGTTGCGCTTCCGCCACTCGTTGTCTGGCCCCTGCCCCCGCGCCAGGCACGGGATCTTCCACAGCAGCTCGCCGGTGTGGTCGTAGGCCTCCATGTCCTGGTCGCGGTCGTTCACCAGCAGGTAGCTGTCGCCTGGCTTCACCGGCGCCTTCATCTTGGGCCCCACCAGCCCGGCCTCCTCGCTGCCCCGGGGGTCCAGGCCGCCGGCCGCGGCCGGCCGCGCCGGGGCGTTGTCGTCCATCAGCTTGATCAGCTTCTTGGCGTAGTCGGGATCGGTGGCGTAGCCCTCCTTCACCAGCAGCCGTGCCGCCTCGTCGCGGCTGGCGGCGCGGTTCACGCCCTGATACTCCTTGCCGCCGGGGGCCGTGAAGTCCTTGTACCAGCGGCTGACCAGGTGCTCGACGGCAGCCTTGATCGAGGGGAAGTCCTTGAACTCGGCGTCGATGGGGACCTCGGCGCCATTGATCACCTCTGTGGTGGGTTTGACCGTGCCTTTGCCCTTCAGGCCAAAGGGGTTGTTGCGGCCGCTCATCACGGTGCCCCAGCCCGACTCCAGGGCCCACTGCGCTGCCACCAGGTCGGGGTGCCCTGCGCCGGCCCTGGCGCCCAGCTCGCGGATCGTCGCCCAGCTGTCCGGCTGCGTCCTGAAATCCTCGACCCATTCGGCGCTGTCATGCAGCAGTCCGTGGTCCATCTGCCGGATGTGCCGCGCCAGCTTCAGCACCGCAGCCTTCTGATGCGGCAACCCCTTGTAATGCCTCCAGAAATCCAGCCACCGCTCGTCGGTGAGCGGCTTGTTGGTGGTGGGCATCATGGGACCAGAACTCTGCACCCATGCAACCGTGGCTGACACCAACCTGCGAGAGCTCTACGACCGTGGGCACAAGGCCGTGGTCGAGAAGCTGGTCGAGAAGATCGAGGGCGGTGACGCCGATGACGGCGAACTGCGGTTGTTCGCCCAGCTGATGAAGCAGAACAACATCAGCGCCGCACCGATCGAGGGCACTGCCACCGAGGCGATGGCCAGGATGGCGGCCAAGCTCCACACCTTCGGATCGCTGGAGGAGAAGGCCAAGGTGGTGCCGATCCGCCCGGCGCCGCCGGCTACCGCCTGACGCCACCCACGGCCCCGCTGGCCTTCGGGATGATGCCCAGGGCCAGCGCATCGAGCTTGGCGCCGGTCTCATCGAACCAGGCCGCCAGGGAGGCCTCTACCAGCTCCTCTTGGCGGCGTGCGGCCACCCGCTGCTGGTCCTGGGCCGCGGCCTCCACGAAGTGGGCTGCAGCGATCGCCAGGGCGTCGATCCGGTCATAGAACAGCAGGCTGCCCCGGTCGGTGGTGATCCGGCTCATCTGGTACATGAGCGAGCGAGGGTGGCCGTTGTCCGGGTCACGCTCGGCGCCTTCCCAGTCCTTCTGGATCAGCTCGCTGTTGACCACCAGCCGGTGCTGCTGCACCAGGGGCGCGAGCACGTCGATGATCCGCCGCTCCTTCTGCCCAGCTGAGCGGGGTGCCTCCTCGATCGAGCAGGGGTAGATGCGCTGCATCACCGGCTGCAGGATCTTGCTGAACATGCCATCGCCGAAGTTGGGCTCAGGGATGACGGCATTGACCTGCCAGCGCTTGGCCACGTTCGCCAGCAGCTCCAGCACATCGTCCTCATACCCCCGGGTGGTGCCGCCGCTCTCGAGCACGAACAGGTTGCCGCTGAGCTCGGCCACCACCGCCCAGGCCAGCTCGTCACTGCCGCGGCCAGAGGGGTCGATCGCCAGCACGCTGCGCCACTTCTCCGACCTGGGCAGCCAGCCCTGCACCATCATCGGCCGGTGGTAGTAGCGATCAGCCCCCAGCCCCACGCAAGGCAGCTCATTGATCCGCTGCTCTGCGCCGGATGCCCAGCTCACCACCTCCGGCAGGGCCTTGCCGTCCAGCGCCATCACGATCAGGTCGCCCAGGCGGATGGGGAACTTGTCGAGGGTGCTCAGCCGGCAGTTGAGCATGTACTGCAACTGCCAGCTGGCCTTGGTGCTGCCGGTCTCCCGCTGGATCAGCTCCTCGTCATCAAACCGTTCCGGATCGGTTGGGCCGCCCACCAGCTGCGGGTTGCTCTCGATCTCCTCCACCATGAGCGGATCGAGGCAGCCGTCGTAGACATCGAAGGTGTCCGGCTTGGGGTAGCGGGCCGGCCACATCCGCATCTTGTACCCGCGCTCGCGCACCAGCCGCCAGTACATGGAGGTTTCCAGGTGCGGCGTGCCGCGAAAGCTGATCTGCCGGGGCAGCGGCTGGCCGGCATCCGGCAACAGGATCGACTCGAACTCGGTGGTGGCCGCCCACAGCCGCTCCTGCTTCAGCGGGGTGATCGAGTTGGTGAGGGTCTCGATGTCGTCCGGGATGATCATCGTGGCCCGCTTGCCGGTCAGCGAGGGGCTGAGGATCCCGCACGCCCGCACCGATGGCGCACCGTCGCCGCCGATGATCGCCGGGCCCACGTCGAACGCCAGGACGGACTGCCGCTGGTTCTCCCTGGGCTGGAGGCACTGCAGCAGGTCAATCTCCCGGATGCACCGGGCCATGAAGGTGGTGATCTCCTCAGCCTTCGTTTCGGTCGCGCCAGGGATCAGGATCTTCTCCCCTTCCGGGTCGATCCGCAGGCGGTGCAATGCCCGGGCACCGCTGATGGTGGATTTGGCGATGCCACGAAAGCCCACCGTCACCGTGCGGTTGGGGCCCACCTCATCCCAGTCGCAGATGCGCAGCTGCTGCTTGGTGGGTTCATCCGCCAGACCCAGCTCGCGGAGGATGTAGCAGAAGAAGTAGGCGAACCGGCCGATGCCCAGTTCAGGGGGGATGGGGTAGACGCTCATGCAGAGAGCCCCCCTGCCGAAACAGAGGGGCCCTCACACCACCACCGAAACGCCCTCCGAGCTTTCGCTGCGGCATCGGATTCGGCGGGCTCCCAGGAACCACCCCAGAAGGTCATCTCAGGGTAGCTCAAGTGCCGTAGCCGAGCTCCACCCAGATCCCTTCGTAGGCCAGCACTTTCTCGACCAGCAGGTTCTTGGTGAAGTTGTCGGGGTCAACGGTCTCGCCCCAGGTGCTCTGCAGCAGTGTTGCCAATGCGGCCTTGGTCAGTGCGTTCAGCGCCGTGATGCGGGCGTTCAGTTGATCAACGATCGGGGACAGGTGGGTGGTGATGTTCAGGTCCACGATCCGCTCCCAGACCCGCCACAGCGGCACCACCGAGCCGGAGAACAGGCCGATCTCTCTGCGCTTGCAGCTGTCCAGCCAGACATTCATCGAGCGGGCCTGGGACACGGCTGCACCAGTGCAGGACAGCTGCAGGTTACTCCGGCTCCTTGGGGATCGCTATGGCCTCATCGAACTGCTGGAACAGGTGGCCGCGGCGTTGCGTGCTGCCCACTGATGCCAGCCGGGGGTTGATCAGGAAGTAGGTGTGGCCAGAGGTCTTGTCCACAGCGCGAGCGATCAGCTTCTCCTGCCGCAGGCGCTTGATGGAGGTACAGCAGTTCGACTCAAGGATGTTCATCTGCTGGGCCAGGGCCCGCTGGGTCACGTTGACCCGACCGCTGCGCCAGTTGACGTTGGCGATCAGGCCAGTCAGGACAGCCAGGTCGCGGGGCAGCAGGCGCTTGTCGGCCATGGCACCGATGGCACAGGAAGCCAGCTCGTCGGTGAACAGCATGACGAAGTTCTCGGAACCATCCTCTCTGGGTCTCATTTTAGGCGGGCAGAAGAATTGGAATAGCTGCGATGACGTACTCCTGCCGAATAGGTGATGCCTAGGAGCCCCCTAGGGAAAAGAGAATTGGGCAGGTAGTACAAATGTTCAGCCCAGTGGTGCCAAGGGATTCACCCTTGCCAAAAACAAGGCAGTCTGTATCTAGCACGTTTGCCGCCCAATCCCCCACAGGCCCACCCGAAACGCACTCTGATCTCTTACTGGAGACCCAAAGCAGATTCACAACCGGGGGAGGAAGAAGGACAGGGGACCACTGCCACCACGCTGCCTCCCACCCCACCTCCAGCCGGGCTACCACCCTGCCACGACCACATCCCCCTCACTACCCACGCCCGCCCTCCGGTGGGGTGGCCGCACCTCCCTGCACCCCTGCAGATCACACCCCACACACCCGGGCCGGTCCCTGCAGATCCCGCGTCATCCGCTGAGGTCCCGTTTTGGGGTCGCGTGATCTGGTGGTGTCCCCCACGCGAGGCGCAGCCGCTTCCCCCCTATGGGGGGTCGCTCTGCTCCCCTGGGGCTGCCGCTGGGGCCCTGGGGGCTGCCCTGGTGGGCTGGCTGCTGCTGCGCTGCACCCTGGGGCCTGCCCGGCCAGTGCTGGCGGGCCACTGCTGCGGATGCGTGATCCGCTGCGCTGGGCTGGTGGGGTGAGGGCGGGCAGCTGGGGCAACTGGTCCTCTCCTCTTTGAGAATGGTTCCCATTCCTATTCTCACTGTTACGAATTGCTACAGGTAGGCACGCCCCGCCCTCGCTAACGACACAACCACGCACCACAGGGACCACACTGGTGAATGTCTGCAGCAATGCAGATCACCACCACCGAACCTGTACAACCGATGACCACGACGACCGCGCCGGCGCCCGCCCTGGGTGCTGGCGACCTTGAGCAACGGCTGGCGTTCTGCCTGTCCGCTGCAGTAGCGGCAGGCCGCTGCCACCAGTCGCGAGCCGACCGAGCGCTGAGCCAATGGCTGATGCGCCCGGTTGAGGCCTCAGGGCTGATGGAGCGGTTCGCCCACGTCAGCGCCGCTCACCGCGGGCTGGTGCTGACCCGCTGGAGGCCTTCATGACTCGCACGACTGCCGCGGCCCTGGTGCTGGCGGCGCTGGGCATGGCAGCCGCCGCCCTGATGCCACCGGCGCCAGAGCTGCCCGGGACGGCCCGGCCAGCAACGCCGCACCACTGGCAGCACGCCAGCCACTGACGACAGCCCGGAGCCCTCACCGGCTCCCTGCTGCCCTCAGCAGCACACCACCACCACCACCACCACCACCACCGACCGATGACCACGACACTCACCGCACTGGTGCTCGCCCTGCTCCTGCTGCCCCTGATCGTTCTGTTCTGGGCCTGCGAGAGCCGGCAGCAACGGGCCCGCCGCTGGCGCTCCTACGGGATGACGCAGCAGGCGATCGCAACCCGGCTGGGCTGCAGCCGGACCACAGCCCGCCGACTGCTCGCCGCGGCCTGATCTGAGCACCGCCACCACCACCGACGACCGATGACAGCACTTCCAACCATCCACTTGAACGGCACCGGCGCCGAGACGATCGAGCGCGAATACCGAGCCGTTCGCCATGCCGTCCGGCAAGCCATCGAGACGCTCGAGCAGGCCACCTGCAACCAGCGCGACTACTACACACAGGAGCCGTTCGCCTGGCAGCAAGCCAGGGAGGAGCGACGCCAGGCCTTCATGCGCCTAACCGAGGTGATGAACTGGGCCGAGGAGATCGAGGCACACGCGGTCGAAGCGGAAGCAAAGCGCCGCGTGCGCCGATGACACGCCACCGATACCACCAGGGGGCCTTAGCGGTCCCCGCCGCACAACCCCGCGACTACAGCCCGCCAGAGCTCGAGCTTGCCGGCCCTCAACAGGGCTGGCTGGCCCTTGACGGTGGGGCCCTGGGTCCGCTGTTCAACGACCACACCACCACCACCGAGGCCGACCGATGACCCACGCCACGGCGCAACGCTGGCGACTGGTCAGCTACCACCCGACATGGGGCAGCGACTGGCGCCACTTCGCCACCTACTACGAGGCAATCCAGGCCCGCGCCCGGCTGCTGGCCCTGCCGTCCGACGGCACCGGCTACACGATCGAGCCCTGCCAGCCGGAGGGGGCCCGATGACCCGCACCTATCCGCAGTGGTGCCGCTCCCTGTATTGCGGGGAGACGCCATGCCCTGCTGGCTGCCCACACCTGCCCGAGCTCCAGGAGTTCAGGGCCTGGCAGCAACGCACCAACGCACGCCAGCCGGACCCGATCTGGAGCCCGACCATCTGGCGGGAGGGCGACCGATGACAGGCACCACTGACTGTCCGATCTGGCGCAGCTGCGCCGATGGCCGCCCGGACTGGTGGCGACCACTGGCGCCCAACCCATGGCCCGGGGATGACAACGCCTACCCGTGCCCCTGGGGATGCAACGGCACCGGCCGCAAACCGGAGTTTGCGCACATCCAGGGGGGCGCCTGTTTCGGCTGCCACGGCACCGGCTGGATTCTCGGCCGCGGCCACCGCTCCGCACCGATCAAGCGGGGCAACAGCAGCCGCCGCAAGTGGCGGAAGGAAGCCGGCCGGCTGGTGCCGGTGTGACGACAGCCCGGAGGGGGCGCCAGCCCTCTCCCTGCTGCCCTCAGCAGCACACCACCACCACCACCACCCCCAATGACCAAGACCGCAACCAAGACCAAGCCCAAGGCCCGCAAGTACGACGGGCCCACCCCAGAGGAGAAGCTGGCCGCCGATCTGATCGCCCTGATGGAGCAGGGCATCAACCCATGGCGCCGGCCCTGGGTCGGGCACAACGGCGAGCACCGCAACCTGGTGACCGGCCACCAGTACCGCGGGGGCAATCCCCTGCTGTTGGAGGTTGGCAACCTGAGCCGGGGCAACACGCTGCCGCTGTGGATGGGCGCCGGCCAGGCCAAGGCGAACGGCTGGCACCCTGCCAAGGGCAGCAAGGCCGCCCGCATCGCTCAGCCGCGGCCCGTCAAGTTCGAGGACCCCGACAAGGAGCCCGGCGAGATCAGCAGCAGGGATAAAAACTTCATCGTCTATAAGCTGGTGCCCGTGTTCAATGCCGCCGACCTGGTGGGCGTTGACGAGGACAGCGCCGCAGCCCTGGCCCGCCGCATCGACGAGGCAACCGGCAGCATCGAGCACCGGCCCGAGCCGGAGCGTCTGGCGCACGCCGAGGACGTGTTGGAGGCCTGGCCCGTGGAGGCCCGCACCGGCGGCGCCCTGGCCTGCTACAGCCCGGCCCTGGATCGGATCTCCCTGCCCGAGCCGCGAGCGTTCGACAGCCGCGAGCACTTCGCCGCCACCTGGGCCCATGAAGCGATCCACAGCACCGGCCATAAGGACCGGCTGGCGCGCGACCTGTCGGGCAAGTTCGGCACACCCTCCTACGCCCGGGAGGAGCTCATCGCCGAGATGGGCAGCGCGATCCTCTGCCGCCGGCTGCAGATCGGCTCAGAGCTCAAGGACCACGCCGACTACCTGGGCGGCTGGTGCCAGATCCTGCGCGAGGACCCGCGGGCTGTGCTCAAGGCCCTGGGCGCTGCCAAGAAGGCCGCCGATCTGATCACCCCCGAAGCGATCGAGGAGGCCTGATCCATGCCCTGCCCCTGCTGCGATTGCATCAACACCCACGGGGACGACCCGGCCGCCTGGCTCAGCCAGTGGCCGGCCGGCGCCGCCTGGCATCCAGACCTGAAGGCCCACCTATGCGACGGCTGCGCAGAGGAGCGCCGGAGCTGGGCCGAGGAGGAGCCGGACCCCTACGACCTGCCGCCCTATGCGGACGGCTACTGATCCCATCCCGGAGGGCTGCGGCCCTCCCTGCTGGGTTCACCAGCACACCACCACAACCACACCCCGAGCCATGCTCACCATCAACACCACAGAGGCGGCCCTGCTGGCTGCCCTGCTCCGTCCAAGGGTCACAGCGCTCAGCGAACTGTTGGCCGCTCAAATCCAATGCCTGCCGCCTGGCGACTCCAGCTGGGCGGACACTGAGGACCAGCTGGAGACCGCCCGGGCCGCCCTCTCCAAGGTGGAGGCGATCCGATGAGGCGCCTACTGCGATTCGTCACGCCGCTGCGCGTGCCGCTGCTGTTCGTGGTCATCCTCGCCGGCTGGCCCCTGGTGCTGCCCCTGGCCTGGCTCGCCCTGCTGGGCTTCTGTGCGGTCGGGCTGATCAGGGGGAAGCGATGACCGCCACCCCTGCAGACGTGGCAGCCATGCTGCGCGGCATCAGACACCACCATCAGGCCATCAGTGCCAGTGCAGTTGAGACGCTTTTGCACATCGCAACTGGCGCAGATTGCAGCGCCGAACTATGCCGGCGGATGGGTGTGGTGCGCCAAACCGCTAACCGGAACGTGGCCCACCTGATCGGCCGCGGCCGGATCGGGAAGGGGCGGGCCCGGTCCCGGCTGGGGCTGGTGCAGCGGTCGAAACACCCGGACCGGACCGGGTTTCGGCTGGAACTGACCCCAGACGGGAGAGAACTGATTACCAGTACATTTGGACTATTTGAGACATGAGAGTGCGCCTGCTCGCCACCGTGGCGCTCCCTATCACAGGGCGCTGGCTTGAGTGGTCGCTGTGGCTAGAACGCCACGGCGGCCGTTGTCGGCTTGCTCTGCAACGGTGCCAAACTCCAGGGAATAGGTGTCACCTAGGCCCATGGATCTCGCTTCACTGGCCCTGGCTTTAGGCACTTTTGCCACCCAGGACCCCACCCGTTTTCCGCTGCACCATGCACGCCTGTTTCTTGAGGTTGCCCTTAATGAGCCGGCCACCTTCGAGCACCTGGAGCAGGCCCTCAACCTGACCAACTCCAGCGTCTCCCGATCGGTCGCCGCCCTCAGCGATCGCAACCGCCACGGCGACCGCGGCTATCGGCTGCTCACCGTGGAACGCGACCCCGAAGAGGGGCGCCGCTTCCTGGTCCGCTTGAGCCCCAAAGGCCGCCAGCTGCTCAAGCAGTTGGAGCGGATCTAAACACCACCACCACCACCTGAACCACCATGACCGGATCAGTTCGCCGCACGGCGGACGGCTGGATTGCCGATGTCACCATCGGCGGCACCCGCCGCACTGCCAAGCGCAAGACCAAGGCCGAAGCCATCGAGGCCAAGCGCCAGCTGCTGGAGCTCTTGGTAGCCCGTGGCACGGGTGAACCCCAGGGCATCACCATCACCGACGCCCGGGCCCTCTCGCTGCGGATCCGCTGGGCTCGCAAGGCCTTCGAGCGGACCGCTGCCATCTACAGCCAGGCCGCCGTGGATCACTTCGGCCCGCTCACCCAGCTGGGCACCATCACCGCCCCGGCGGTGGAGGAGTGGCGACAGCTGCTGCTGCGCCGCGGCAACCGGCCCAGCACCATCAACGCCAAGGTCAGCTGCCTGCGGGCCATGTTCAGCGATGCCGTGCTCCATGGGCACTTGGCTGCCATCCCGGCCCTGCCCGGGCAGCTGACGAAGAAGAACAAAAAGGACCGGGTGTTCAGCCCTGCTGAAGTCGCGGGCTTCTGTGAAATCTTCCGAGGCCAAGGCGAACCCGCCGCGGCCGACCTGTTCATCTTCCTGCTCGAGAGCTGCTGCCGGTGGGGGGAAGCGGAACGTCTGCGTGGGGGTGATGTGGACGTGGATCGCAGGCGCGTCAGCTTCTGGGAAACCAAGAACAACCGGGCCCGATCCGTGCCGCTCACAAGGCGGGCGATGGATGCCCTGCTGCCCCACCTGCCGGCGGTGCCGACGCACAGGGTCTGGCCCTACCGCTACAGGCAGTTTGCCTGGCTGTTCAGCTCAGCCAAGGAACGGCTCGGCATCGACGATCCGGCCCTGACGATCCACTGCACACGGCACACCTGCGCGAGCAAGCTGGCCACCAGCGGGATCCCCCTGCACCAATTGATGGCCTTTGGGGGCTGGACATCGCTCCAGAGCGTGCAGCGCTACTTGCACCTCCACACCGAGGCCCTGGCCAGCTGCGTGGCAGCGCTTGAGGCCTGACTGTGGATGCGTCCACCGGATCACGGAAGGATGCAAACTGGGTGCGGTTGGATGCCGAAATCGGCACCCGCCGCACCCTTCTCATTTCCCGAGAAGCCTTGCCACAACTGGCCGGGGGTCTAGCTATCTGGTGAAAGCAGCGGACTCATAATCCGTTTTCGAGTTCTGCAACCCTGCAGATGTCTGGCCTGAACTGCAGCCAGGGGCCCACTGATCAACTCTGCGGGGGTGGGGTGTAATAAGTGCATCCCGCTACAGATGCTGCACCTTGTCTGCATCCTGCAATTCGTCCACACCCTCGGAGGACCGTCAGCGGCATCTGGAAACGGCAGCCCAGGAGGCCGCCACCAACCGCTCACGGATCGCCCGGGCCAAGCTCAAGCAGCAGGAGAAGGAGAGCGCCACCGAATACGGGCGGGCCCTGTTCCAGGCCCACGGCGAGCGTGTGGCGCTGGCGCTGGAGCACAAGCTGGGCAAGGCGCTGAACCGCGACGAGGTGGCCGGCCCGTATCACGCCGGCATGTGGCTCCTGTTCCAGTTGGGCGACAAGGGGCCCCGCTCGATCGCTGCGGTCGCCCTGGGGGTGGTGCTCGATCGGATCAGCAAGCCCACCAGCCACCGGGCCATGGCATCTGCCATCGGCGCAGCGATCGAGGCAGAGATCAGGGCGCTCCCGATCGAGGACCGCGGCCAGGACCTGCTCCGCATCGCCCGGCGCCGCCACGGCAAGGGGCTCACATCGAAGGCGCGGCTGGAGCAGCTGCGCATCCAGCTGGAGCCCTGGTGTGCCGCCGATCGCTTCCAGGTGGGTGCCTTCCTGCTGGAGATCATCACCACCGAAACCGAGCTACTGCGAACGACGACCAAGCCAGGGCGCCGCGGCCTGCAGCTTGAGCCGGCGCCCGTGGTGGCCGAGATCATCGCCGCCCACCCGCCGACACCCGCCAAGGCTCGCAAGCTGCCCATGCTCACCCCGCCCAGGCCGTGGGAGGGGATGACGGGCGGCGGGCACCTGAGCAACACCGAGCCGCTGGTGCGCAGCCGCAAGGGGCATCCGATCGACTACCTGACCACCCAGGCCCTGCAGCCGGCGCTGAAGGTGGTGAACACCCTCCAGGACCAGGGGCTGATGCTGGATCCGTGGATGGTGGGGAACCAGCGGATTGCCTGGGATGCCAACCTGCGCGGCCTGTTCCCGCTGCTGCGCGATCCGGCCGAGGCCCCGCCCAAGCCGGTTGAGCTGGTGGGCAAGGAGGCCATGGCCCGCTGGCATCGGCAGGAACAGGCCTTTCACCGTGACCGGATCGAGGGCCGGGAAGCCCGCAGCCGCATCGAGGGATCCATCCGCCAGGCCGAGCAGCTGGCCGGCGAGCCGCTCTGGTTCAGCTGGTGCATGGACATCCGGGGGCGCGTCTACACCGCGAACCGGCTCACCACCCACCAGGGCCCCGACCACGAAAAGGCGCAGATCCTGATCGCCAACGCCAAGCCGTGCGATGACCGGGCCGCCGACTGGATCCTCAAGGCAGCGGCGATCCACTGGGGGACCAAGGGCAGCTGGGCCGACCGGCTGCAGTTCGGCAGGGATCAGATGGAGCGCATGCTGGCTGCGGCCGAGGACCCCCTGGAGCGGGTGCATCTGTGGCGTGATGCCAAGGAGCCGTGGCAATTCCTGGCCTGCTGCCGAGCGCTGCAGCGGTGGATCGAGGACCCCAACCAGCCCATCCATCAGCCGGTGCGGTTGGATCAGACCAGCTCAGGCCCTGGGATCATCGGCGCCCTGCTGCGGGATCGAGGCCTGGCCCGGGCGTGCAACCTGGTCGGCACCACCCGCCACGACCTCTACAGCGAGCTGGCCCAGGAGGTGATGCTGCTGCTGCGCTCTGATCTGGAGGCCGGGGATGCCAAGGAGCAGCGGCTGGCGGGCTGGTGGCTGGAGCGCGGCATCAGCCGGGCCATGGCCAAGGTGCCCGTCATGTCCACCGTCTACGGAGCGAAGCTGCTGGGGGTGACCGAGCAGCTGGTGGCCCTGCTGGATGACGCTGAGGGCACCGTGTCGCTGGGGGTGCTGGAGCGCGAGCGGCTGATACCCGCCCGCTACCTGGCGCGGAAGTTCGGCCTGGCCGTTGGCGCCCGGCTGGCTGGCGCAGTGGCATTTCAGGCCTGGCTGCGGGCGGTGGTGCGCTGCTGCAGTGCCAAGAACCAGCCGCTGCGGTGGACAACACCGATGGGGCTGCCCATCCAGCTGGGCAAGGAGCTCACCGCCAGCAGCGGCATCAAGTCGCTGCTGCATGGCACCCGCCGCTGGCAGACCCTGCTCGATGCACCACCACCGGGGAAGCTCAGCGCCGTGGAGACCGGCCGGTCGATCACCGCCAACTTCATCCACAGCTTTGACGCTGCCTTGGTGTGGGCAATGGTCTGCGATGGTGCAGACAAAGGCCGCACGGTGCTGCCCAACCACGACTGCTTCGCGGTGCCGCCCTGCGATGCCGAGTGGCTGCACAGCACGTTGCTGTGGCGCACCGGGGAGCTCTACCGGCCGGACTGGCTGGCTGAGATCACGGCCGAAATCCAGGCCACGGCTGGGGCGAGGCTGCCGGCGCCGCCGATGGTGGGGACGCTGGAGGTGGGCGAGATCGGCGGGAACCCCTATCTGTTCTCCTAGGGGTATTGCCTAGGTGCCTCCTAGGTGCCATGCTGCTGCAGCAACTCTGCATCCATGCAGCACAAATGGCGCGTGAACTGATCGTGACCCCCGTGGGCGATGCCTACTGGGCCAAGGTGTTTGAGCCTGAGGAGGACCGCTTCGAGGAGGACAAGCCTCGGCAGTGGTCGATCGAGTGGGGCGGACCCCAGAGCAGCAGGGATGTGCTGGGGCTGATGCAAACCATTGAGGCCGAGTTCACCCGGATCAATGGCGACGGCGCCAAGCCCAGTAAGAACGCCTGGCCGTTCAAGGAGCAAACCGACAAGGAGGGCAGGGACACCGGCGTGCTGGTGTTCCGCTTCCGCAAGAACGAGACCACCAAGAAGGGCAAGGTGCTGCAGGCCCCGGCCGTCTACGACAGCCACAAGAACCCCTGGCCGGCCGACACCGTGATCGGCAACGGCAGCAAGGTGAGGGTGGCGTTCTCCTGCTACGGCTGGGAGGACAAGTTCGGCAAGAAGGGCATCAGCCTGAGCCTTGAAGCGGTCCAGGTGCTCGACCTGGTGCCCTACGAGCAGCGTGATCCCAGCGAGGCGTTCGGGGTGGAGAACGGCTACGTGGTGGACACCCCCGCCGATGCGTTCAGTGGTGGCGATGAACAGCTCACGCCAAGCCAGCGGCTGCAGCGCCAGGCCGAGCAGCAGCCGCTGTCCGAGGAGGAAGTCCCCTTCTGATGAGCACGCGATCAGCTGACTTTGAGCTGCCGCTGCCGCTCCAGCCCAAGGAGCGGCCGCGCTTCTCTGGCCATGCTTACAACAGCAAGAAGTATCGGGACTGGATGAAGCAATGCCGAGCAATTCTCGGCGAGTGGTGGACAATCCCGCCGCTCGATAAAGGTCAGCTGCTCGCTGTGCAGTTCACGTTCCGGGGGCCTGGGACCAGCGATCTGGACAACCTCTGCGGTGCGGTGATGGATGCCGGCAAAGGCATCCTCTGGGTCGATGACCGGGTGACGATTCTGAAAAGGCTCGAAGCCGAATGGGAGCAGGCTCCCAAGAAAAAACAATCCATTCTTCTAAAGGTGATCTGGGATGAACAATCACGGCTATCCACCACTGGATGAGCAGGAGTGCGGCAACTGCCGCTACGGAGTTTGGCACCGCCGCAGAAGCCGTGCCATCAAAAGAAGCGACGACGTACTCAGCTGCCGGCGTCATGCGCCCAAGCTGAGTGATCTCAAGCACTCCGACGATTACAAGACCGCATGGGGGTGGTGGCCGGCTGTCCGCCCTGACTTCTGGTGCGGCGAGTGGGCCCCGCAGGAGGTGACTCGATGAAGTGCCCCAACTGCGACCACGACGTGACCCGCGTGTTGGAGACCAGGCCCCGCGAGGACGGCGACCTGCGTTACCGGCGGTGCATGAAATGCGCTCATCGCTTCCCCACCATGGAGCGGGTGTGCGTCAACAACCCAGGCGCCAAGGGCTACCTCGATGCGCCTGCCCTGCGGGTGGTGCCGGAGCCCCAGCAACCCGCCAAGGCGCCAGCCAAGGCCGCCCGCGCTGCTCGGTTCATGCCGGAGGAGGTGCCCGATGGCTTCGGCATCACCGCCGACGCCGCCCCCCTGCTGCTGCAGTGGTGGCGCGAATCGCGCCGCAGCAAGCACGGCTGCCGGGCCACCTGGACCGAGGCCGCCTGGCTGTCCAGCGCGAGCCGGGTGGGTGCGCTCCCGCCAGCCCGCCAGCTGGAGCTCTGCACCGCTGGGGTAGAGAACGGCTGGATGGCTCTCAAGGAGGACTACCTGGGCGCCCACAAGCCGCTCGGGTTGTCGCAGATCAGCCGCCGGCCCATGCCCAGGGACCCCGCCATGCTCGCCGCGCTGGAGGAGCCATGGCCGGCCTGACCCCCGAGACCTTCCTGGCGGTTGCCGAAATGGTGGCCGGCCACCTGCGGCTCAAGGAGGCCGATCGGTGGAGCCCCCATGTCTGCCGGCTCAAGCTCCACAGCTTCAAGGCTGAGTTCCCCGAGGTGAACGACCCGCAGCTGATGTGGGCCGCCGAGCAGTGGATCCAGTCCACCGACCCCCAGGCCTTCCACCGCTTCCCGGTTTGGGCTGAGCTGATGGCACCGCTGTACCGGACCGAGGGTGGGCTGGCCAACCGCAGCTGGGGCCCGAAGGAGGGCCTGCCCAAGTTCGTGCAGTTCAAGCCGGCCCAGCTGGCGCTGCTGCCCGAGGTGCCCGTCTCCATCCATGCCGCGCCCGACCCGGCCAATGCCCAGGCCTATGCACTGGTGCAGGGCAGCCAGCGGCCGGCGCTGCCGCCTGCCGACGAGGCCCAGGGCCTCACCGATGAACAGTGGCGGGCCTACCTGCAGCGGGTCAAGGAGGAGGCGACATGCAGCCCCTGATCAGCGGCGCCGCACTGCAGGGGATCCTCGAAAAGGGTCTGCTGCAGGGCTACTGGTCGATCGACCAGTTCAACCGCACCAGTCGGAAGGGCGAGCCGGTGTTGCCCACGCCTGGGTTCATCACCGAGCACCCGCAGTTCTTCGACAAGGCCCACCGCGATCTCGACGCCTACGCCCAAGGCGCGGGCAGCCGGATCCACAACCCCACCTCCCGATGAGCACCACCACCAGTCGCATCCCCCTGGCCCAGGCCGAGGCAATCGCCGTGGGGGTGATGGAGCAGCTCGACCCGCACTGCGAGGTGATCAGCCTCGCCGGCAGCATCCGACGGCAGCGGCCCACGATCGGCGACATCGAGATCGTCTGCGTGCCGAAGCCCTACGACGCCTTGCCCCTGTTCGCCAGCGGCCTGGCCACCGTGGTGAACCAGTGGCCGAAGGTGCGGGGGGATCTCCCATGCAAGTACACGCGGCGGGTCCTGCCCGAGGGCATCAAGCTCGACCTGTTCATGGTCGAGGCCGATGGCTACGGCCTGCAGCGGGCGATCCGCACTGGCTCCGCAGAGTGGAGTCACCAGGTGCTGGCCAAGGCCTGGGTGCGTGGCGGGTTCCACTCCGAAGGCGGTCTGCTTCGGCGCGCCGACGGATCGGTGGTGCCAGTACGCACCGAGCCAGAGCTGTTCCGCCTGATTGGCCTGGCCTGGGCGGACCCTCGTGACCGGGAGGTGGCCTGACCTCCTCCCCAACGACCGGATCCACAACCCCACCTCCCGATGAGCACCTACACCACCCTCACCCAGCAGGCCACCAATGACTAACTGGACAGAGCGATTGCTTGAAGCTATCGACCGGCTGACCAGCCACGGCGACTCTCCCCATGGCCCTGGCCACAGGTTGATCCTGACAGTCGATGTAGACGAGCTGGAGCGACTTGCGGCTGAAGCCCGCACCGCCCTGGCCCAGCCCGAGCCGGAGGGGGTGGGGCCGCCCGCCGCCCCGCCAGCGCCAGAACCAGGGGAGGTGGCGGAGTTGGTGGATTGGTTAAACGCAAGCGCCCGTGAATGGGCGGACCTTGGCGAATACGACGAAGGTAGCAAGTGCCACCGCGCCGCTGACATCCTCACCCGCTACGCCCACCACACCATCGAGCAGCCCGCTGAGCTTCGATCTGGCCACGAACGGTTCGCCTATGGGAACGGATATGCGGATGGATGGACGGCAGGCAGGTCTCCCCGCCCCGCCATCAAGCCGGACGGGGTGGGGCTAAGTGATGAGAAACTGCTAGACCTAGCCGATGATTGCGGCTTAGAGAAGCAGGAGATAACAACCTGGGACGGGGAAAGCAGAACTGTTGATCACGGCTGGGAATGCACAGACGCGCAGCTCGTGACGTTTGCCACTGCACTTATCACCCGCTACGCCCGCCCCGCCATCGAGCCGGTGCCCGTGGCTGAGCGGCCATGGGAGCGCGAGAAAGGGTGGCGTGATCCTGATGGCGAATGCTGGTGGTGCCCACCAGACGGCCCGCTCTACTGGCAGATGGCCAACCCAGCACTGGTCTACGGCGGCTGGCTGCTCCCCCCCCACGCCATCCCGGTGCCCGGCGCGGAGGTGGGGTGATGAGATGGGACGCCTGGAGTGTGTTTTGGATTTGCTTCTTTGTTTATGAAATAGTCAACCAGCTTTATCCCCACGGAGTTCAACCATGAAAACACCACCCCCACCTCTATCCCCCGCCGCGCAGGCTGTAAAAGACTCCGTGTTGTCGTTGTATGGCGACCAACGCGCTCGCGATATGGCGTGGCCGAGTGAGTCCCTTACCGCTGCCGCCGTGCTGGTTGCTGCAGTGAAACACGTCGCTCCACCAGAGCGCAATCCACACGGCTACACAAGTGAGCGAGAAGAGGACGTGCGTGCTGCAGTGGGCGAACTCCTGGGCGAACTCCTCGCCATCGCCGCCGAGCTGCGGCAGGACGGGCAGCCATGACCTGGCCCACTGAGTACGAGGTCGGCCAGCCGGTGCGCGTCCACTACCAAGGCGGATGGCGCAATGGCCAGGTGGTCACCACCCGCACCCGCAGCTGCATGGTCCTGCTGGTGCGCGGCAGCAATCAACAGACCATCAACATCCACGACCCCCGCAACATCCAGCCATGCCCAGCAACCAAGACGACCGGCTCGGCCTCGAACGATCAGCTGTCCTTCGGCTGAAAGCAGACGCACTGGAGAAGCTGCGCCTCGCGCAACAGAAGGAGAGCTACAGCGAACGCTGGTGGAATGGCTATGTGCAGGCGCTTGAGCACGTCCTTGCGATGGAGCACGAATGAACAGTATTCACTTAATTCTAAAACCCTTTAATCCAGCCATGAAACTATTGACGATGTGCGCCTGGGCGCGGAACTTACGCCGCCGGTGCCGCAGGGCGCTGGAGATTGCGGAGCACAAATGATGGGCTGGAGCGAACCAAAGCGCTACGCATTTGAGGACCCCAAGCCGAAGATCGGCCCCGGCCTCAGCCGTCCCAAACCCAAGGAGTCGGCCAGGCTGTACCGGCTGCAGGTCAAGCTGCCTGACAATCCTCAGATGATCATCACGATCCCTGCCCCAACCCGTGGCAAGGCGATCATGTACTGCAAAAACCGCTGGCCTGGCTGTGATGCGGAGGCGATCGAATGAAGGTTGTCACGCTCGATCTGGGGGGCGGAATGTCCGCCAGCTGCCATAGCGTCGGGCCAACGGGTCGCTGGTTCGTGGGATACCGCAAAGGCACCAGCGCCCTGTTTGCCGATGCGCAGCGGCTGCGCCGGTTTCTCTCGCTGCCGCCAGGCACGCCAGGCCGCCAGGCCTTTGACGAATGGGCGAACAGCCTTGAACACCCCGAGCCGACCACGAATGAAAGCCCTGATTGACACCGAGGTCTATCTGTTCCGCGCCGCTGCAGCGTGCGAAATGGAAGCCGAGTGGGCCCCTGATGACTGGACCTACATCTGCCGCCACGGCGATGCGCAGGCCCTGTTCCAGGACTCGATCGCCGAGATCCTTGACACGGTTGCGAAGGCAACTCATACCCTTGCCGCTATGCGGCCGGTGCTGGTGTTCTCCGCTGGTGTGTCGTTCCGCTATGGCGTGTGGCCCACCTACAAGGCGAACCGGAAGAAGCACCGCAAGCCGGCCGGCTACCGCAAGCTGAAGGAGTGGGCCGCCAATGCCGCTGTCTCCCGCGGGTGGGAGGTGGTCGAGCTGCCCGACATCGAGGGGGACGACGTGCTTGGCGTCCTCTACGAAGAAGGCGACGTGATCTGCTCCATCGACAAGGACATGCTCACCCTCCCCGGCTTCCACTTCCGCAACGGGGAGGTCATCGAGGTGAGCAGGGCCGAGGCAGATCTGAACTTCTACACCCAGGTGCTGACGGGTGACGCCAGCGACAACTACCCCGGATGCCCCACCTTCGGCCCCAAGACCGCCGAGAAGTGGCTGGCCGGGCACAGCGATGAGGCCGACTTGTGGGCCATGGTGAGACGTGCCTACGACTCCAAGGGCCTTGACGAGCGCTACGCCATCACCCAGGCCCGTTGCGCACGCATCCTCAGGCCAGGCGAATACGACCTCAGCACCCACACTGTCCGCCTGTGGGAGCCGCCGGTAACGTAGCGATGTCTGCATGGATGCAGTGTTTCCACTCGTCTCCGACGAACTGATTGCCAGGCTGGACGACACCTTTGGCCGAAAGCCTGATCGCTCAATGAGCCATCGGGAGATCGACCACTGGATCGGCGAGCAGTCGGTTGTGGACTGCATCAAGCGCTGGCACGCCGAACAGCAAGGGGGCCTGGGTTGATGTGCATGGGTTCATCGCCGCCGCGGGCCACGATCACCGTGCCCGACTACGAGCGCTTTGACCGCATGGCTGATCGGCAGATCGGCCTGATGCAATCGAAGATGCAAGGCAAGACGCTGATGGCGCAGGACGCCCTCAACCAGGCCCTGGCCGGCCAGCAAGCGGCGCAGACCCAACTGCTCGCCGCGCAGGAGGCAGCCGCCAACGCGACTGCTGCAGATGCGCAGCGCATGGCCGCATTGATCGGCACACCCCCACCCGAGCCCACTGCCAAGGCGCCCGTGATTGGCGACAGCCGCCAGGGCATGGACCCCGCAGAGGGCAAGCGCAGCCTGCGCATCGACCGCAAACCCCGCCCCCGATCGTCGGCGTCAGCGGGCCTCAACATCGGAGGGTATTGATCATGTGCATGGGATCCCCCCAGCCTCCCAAGGTCGTCCAGCAAGGGCCGACCCGGCAGGAAATGAAGCAGCAGACGGCTGAGCTGAAGGAGGTCAAGCAGGACATGAACGCCCAGCAGCAGGACTTCCAGGCGCAGCTCCAGGCGCAGATCGACGCCGCGGCCGAGGCCGCTGCTGCCGCAGCCGCTGAGGCGCAGCGCATCACCGAACAGCAGCAGGCCAACGCAGCCGCTGCCAGCCAGGCCTACATGACCGATGTCAGCCAGCAAGCCAACAGCGGCGCAGCGCTGACCACGGCAACGGCGCCAACGGCACCCGCGCCCCGCCGCGCCAGCCTCACTATCAATGGCCAGAGCCGCGCAGGCGCAGGCCTGAACATCGGCGCATGACAGCAGAAGCCCGCTACAAAAAGCTCGAGCCCGCCAGGAACCACTGGATCGACCGTGGGCGGAAGGCTGGAGCGCTGACGCTGCCCTGGCTGCTGCCATCTGATGGGGAACCCCAGCCGCAGTCGATGGAGGAGATCCAGCACCCGTGGGATGGCATCGGCCAGCGGGGTGTCCACAACATCGCCAGCCGGCTGCTGCTGGCCCTGCTGCCGCCCACCGAGAGCTTCTTCCGGTTCGTCCACGACGACATGGAGTTTGCCCGCCAGCAGGCCCAGCTGGCAGCAGAAGGGATGCCGGCTGAGCGGATCGCTGAGCTCAAGACCCAGATCGACAAGACACTGGGCCTGATGGAACGGGCGGTGCTGCGCAGCATCGAGACCAGCAGCGACCGCACCGCGCTGCATGAGGCCCTGCTGCACCTGATCGTGGCGGGCAACTGCATGGTCTACGTGCCCGAGGACGGATGCAAGACCTTCAACCTCTACCGCTACGTGCTGCGCCGCTGCCCGATGGGCAAGCCGCTGGAAGCAGTGGTGTGCGAGCGGATGGCAGCAGAGGAGTTGCCCAAGGCCGCCAAGGAGATCCTCGACAAGGCCGACCCGCTGGAGCCCCTCACCGAAAAGCGGTACGACAACACCCTGGCGTGGCGAGACGAGGACGAGATTGAGCGGACGGTCAAGGTCTACACCCACATCCGCTGGGAGAAGGACAAGTGCCGCTGGCATCAGGAGATCAAAGGGCACCGCATCGAGGGCAGTGAGGGCCGCGCACCCCGCGACGTGGCGCCGTGGATCCCGCTGCGCATGTTCCGCATCGACGCCGAGGACTACAGCCCCGGCTATGTCGAGGCCGCGTGCATGGCGGACCTGCAGACCGCGAACGCCCTCACCCGGGCCCTGACCGAGGGAGCGCTGGTGTCAGCCATGGTGAAGTTCCTGGCCAAGCCCGGCGCTGCCGTCACCGCCAAGCAGTTCAACGAGGCGGCCAACGGCGCCTGCCTCACCGGCAACCCGGAGGACATCGCCGCCGTGCAGGTGGGCAAGGGCAGCGACCTGGCCGTGGCCGAGCAGCGGCTGCAGCGGGTGCAGGCCCGGCTGGCGACCGCCTTCATGCTCACCGATGTGCGCGACAGCGAGCGCACCACCGCCGAGGAGGTGCGGCTGCAGGCCCAGCAGATCGAGAACAGCCTGGGCAGCGTCTACTCGATCCTCACGACCGAGTTCCAGTACCCCTACATCAGCCGCAAGCTGCACCTGCTCACCAAGGCCGGCGGCCTGCCGCCGCTGCCGGATGACTCGATCAAGCCGGTGGTGAGCGTGGGCCTAGCGGCAGTGGGTCGGGGCAACGACCTGGAGCGCCACGCCCGCTTCATGCAGATCCTGCAACAGACCCTCCCCCCAGAGGTTGTGGTGCAGATGATGTTCCCCAACGAGCTGGTCAGTCGCCTGGCCGCCGCGATGGGCATCGACACGGTTGGGCTGATCAAGACCCAGCAGCAGATCGAGGAGGAGCAGGCCGCTGCCCAGCAGGCCGCCCAGCAGCAGGCGCTGCTGCAGTCGCCGGCGGCGGATCCGCAGAAGCTGGCCACCGCCGCGGCCACCGTTCAGGACATGCAACAACCCACTGAAGAACCCGCCCAATGACCGCCACCCCAATCCAGCCCACCCCCGACCAGCTGGCCCTGGCCGGCCCTGGCTACGACAAGGACGCCCTGGCTGGTTTCCTGCAGGAAATCGCCGAGGAGGACCGGGCCCTTGCCGCCGGCACGCTGGAGCCGCCCGCCCCGGCCGCTGCGCCTGACTTCGCCACCCTGGAGGTGCAGGGCGACGAGGTGGAGGCCGAGCAGGAGCAGGACGAGCAGCGGCCCCTGGCCGGGAAGTTCAAGTCCGCCGAGGATTTGGAGAAGGCCTACCTGGAGCTCCAGAAGAAGCTGGGCCAGCGGGCCCCCGAGCAGCCCGCAGCCGAGCCTGAGCCCGCCGAGGTGAAGCCGCTCACCCGCGAGGAGGCCGTGGCCGGCTACGGCGAGACCGTGGTGGCCGCTGCCGAGCAGGAGGGGATCGACCTGGCGCAGTGGGATGCCGCTGTGCAGCGGGGCGAGGACACCAGCGAAATGCGGCAGAAGCTGGCCGGGGCCCTGGGCCTGCCCGAGGCGCTGATCGAGCGCTACGAGTCGGCCTATCGCCCGGCCGAGGCCCAGCCCGCCACCGCCGGCCTGAGTGACGAGGACGCCGCGGCGATCCGCGTCGAGGTGGGCGGCGATGCCAAGTTCCTCCAGCTCAGCCAGTGGGCCCTGGCCAACCTGAGCGAGGCCGAGCTGGCCGACTACAACGAGGCCGTCAACACCGGCAACCCGGCTGCGGCCCGCGCTGCTGTGCGCTGGTTGCAGGGCAAGGTCGCCACAGCCGACAGGGAGCCGGCCCTGGTGATGGCCAGCGGCGGCACCGCCAACCCTGCCCTGGATGTGTTCGAGACGGAGGAGGAGGCGATGGAGGCCAAGCAGGTGCTCACCAAAGGCGGCAAGCAGCGCTACCTGGTGGACGAGAAGTACCGGCGCTACATCGACGCGAAATTTGCACGGTCTCCAATCTTCGTGTAGAAGGTGTGCATGAGTACGTCTGCACTCACGCAGAGCACAGGCCGGCCTAGGCCGACACCCTGACCGCGAACCCGTCGAGATAGCAGAGGCTCACCGCACACATTGCAGTGACCGCTATCAGCCTTTCGCGGCTTGGCCAAGTTAAGGGCAACGCCGCAGACAACTACGCCCTGTTCCTGAAACTGGGCATGTCGGAGGTGCTGACCGCCTTCGACCGCAAGACCGTTTTCACCGGCCGGGTCAAAGAGCGCTCCATTCGGGGCGGCCAAAGTGCTCGGTTCAAGGTGACTGGCCGGCGCATCGCTGGGTATCACACCCCGGGCACGCCGATCACCAACGTCCCCACGGACGCCAACAACCCCAACCCCAGCAACGCACCTTCGGATCGCAGCGAGGAGATCATCAATCTTGATGGTCTGCTGGTGGCGCCCGACACCGTGTACGACCTGGACGACCTCATGGAGGACGTGCAGTATCGGCAGGACATGATGCACCAGCTGGGCGAGGCCCTGGCCCGCGAGAAGGACGCCCGGATTGCCCGGGTGCTCTATGCCGCGGCCAAGCGCACCACCGAGCCGCTGGGCAAGGCCAGCAATGCCGGCCGCACCGGCACTGCACGGACTCTCAGCGCCGGCTATGCCACCGCCTCGAAGCAGGCCAAGGGTGACGAGCTCGCTTCTGTCATCGGTGACATCAAGGTCGCCATGCAGAAGAAGGATGTCCCCACGGATGACCTGGTGGCTGTCGTGCCCCCCGACGAGTACAACTTCCTCAACGAGGGCAGCAAGGTGATCAATGCCGACTTCAACCAAGGGTCGGCCAATGGCACCTATGGCGGCGGCACCATCGGCCGGGTGCAGGGGCTCCCGATCATGTGGAGCAACCACGTCACCCAGGCGGCGTACACCAACACGTCCTTCGATCGCAACGCGGCCTACCAGCAGAACCTGACCAAGTGCCGGGCCCTGATCTTCCACCGTGATGCGATCGGTGTGCTCACCCTGCGCCGCCCGCAGCTGCAGATGACCGCCCCCGGCGGTGACTACAACGTGGTCTACCAGGCTCAGCTGTTCGTGGCCCGCATGGCTATCGGCATGGGGATTCTCCGCGCCGAGTGTGCCGCCGTGATCGAGGTTCCGTAGACTTCCTTCGGAGTGAGGCGCGACGGCCCCGCCTTCGGGTGGGGCTTTTTCATGGCTGCCGATAGCATTGGTCTGCATGGCTGCAGGGACATGGGCCTGACGAACCAATCGGCAACACCAGGCCGCACCACCCTGCTGGAGGCGGTGAACATCGTGCTGATGAACATCGGCGAGCAGCCGGTGTCCACGCTCGAGAACCAGCAGGTGCTGGAGGCCCGCACCGCAGAGGCCACCATCCTGGAGATGCACAAGGAGGGGCAGACCCGCGGCTGGAGCTGGAACAGCGAGCGCGAGTACCCCTTCACCCGCAGTAGCGGCGGGGAGATCGTGCTGCCCGCCAATGTGATCAGCTGGCAGCCGGACCCCTACGAGTTCCAGCACCGCTACCAGTTGCGCGGCCAGCGGGTCTACGACAAGGAGAGCCGCAGCTACCAGATCCCGGTCGCCCAGCTCAAGGCGGATGTGGTGTGGCTGCTGCCCTGGGACGAGTGCCCCGAGGCCTACAACCGCTGGTCGCTGATCCGCGCTGCCCGGGTGTTCAGCGCCCGCACCATCGGCGATGTGAGCGGGGTGCAGTACACCCTGGCGGATGAGCAGCAGGCGCTGATTGAGCTGCTGCGGGTGGAGAACACCCAGGAGGCGCCGAACATGATCACCGGCCGCAAGCGGTTCCCCACCTTCCAGCCCGCCGAGGGTCTGACCGATCGGGCCATGGGGGGTGTGTTCCTGTGAGCCTGATCAGCTACCTGATCCCAAACCTGATCCAGGGTGTCAGCCAGCAGCCGGATGCTCAGCGCCAGCCCACCCAGGCCGATGAGCAGATCAATGGGGTGAGCTCACTCAGCGAGGGGCTGCGGAAGCGTGAGGGCAGCCAGGCCCTGGCCAAGATCAGCGACAACTCGCTGGGCAACGTGATGCTGCATCACATCCAGCGCGACCAGGTGGAGCAATACATGGTCGTCATCAGCCGGACGAGGGTGCAGGTGTTTGAGCAGCTCACGGGCGCCGAGCGCACCGTGGTGGCGCCGGAGGGCTATGGCTACCTGGCGTCAGGCGCGAACGCTCGCACAGACTTGCGAGCCGCGACGATTGCGGACTTCACCTTCATCAGCAACACAAAGGTCAAGCCGGCGATGGCGTCTCCCCTGGCGCCAGCCGCGCCGCGACCCTTTCCCCATGAGTGCCTGGTGTGGGTCAAGGCGGCGAACTACGGGCAGACCTACGAGGTCAACCTGAACGGCACGCTGGTCAGTGTGCAGACCGCCGTGCAGGCGGTGGTGGTTGATGGCAATGGCAAGGTCACTGAAAACCGGATCTCGGCCGCCGAGATTGCCAGACAGTTGCGGCAGGGTCTGTTGGGCGTCAACAACGTGGAGATCGCCCGCCGCAGCTCAGTTCTGTGGATCCGCAGCGACAGGCCTATCACGATCGAGGCGGCGGACGCCCGCTCCAACAGCGACATCACCGCGATCACCAACACGGTGCAGGCGTTCACCGACCTGCCCACCATCGCCCCCGGGGGCTACCAGGTGGAGGTGGTCGGCGACCCGAGCAACAAGTTCGATGGCTACCACGTTGCTTTTGCGCCTCGCAGTGGTGCGTTTGGCGAGGGGCAGTGGGAAGAAACCGTTGCGCCTGGGGTGCCGTACCAGATCGACCCCAGCACCATGCCCCATGTGCTGGTGCGGAGGCCCAACGGGACCTTCTTGTTTGGCCCGGCCGATGGCACGGTCACGCAAGAAGCAGAGATCCCGTCCTGGGGGCAGCGCACAGCAGGCAATCTGGACTCGTCGCCCGACCCGGGCTTCATCGGTCACCCGATTCAAGATGTGTTCGTGTTCAAGAACCGCCTGGGATTCCTGGCGGATGAGAACATCATTCTCAGCCGATCGCGGGATTTCTTTGAGTTCTTCCCAGAGACTGCGACAGCAGTTCTG